CAGACAATATTTTGCCAATAACAGAATTATCATTAGGAAACTTTACTTTCTTTTGGTTGTACTCTGTACCAGCTCGCCATGTTACTTTATCAGTCCAATCTTCATCGTCAATAGAGCAAGTCCACGTAAAGGTTGCATCAGCATATTCAGTTGTAATATCTTCATTGGAATCATTGAATAGATTTACTGTAAGATTTTTATAAGAGCCACCAACTTTAATTGTTGAAGTGGATGCTGAAATTCTTGCTGTGATAGAAGATGGTGGAGTAGTTGGAGTAGATGGATCTGTTGGAGTGATTTCTGAATCGAAATACGAAGCCCACATACCAATAATATTACCATCAGAATCTTTCTCGATATAATCTCTATGTTGGTCAAAGAAATCTTGATATAGAGTTAATTTCTGAACCCCAAGTGGTTGAGCATTTTCAACCTTGCTGATCTGCCATGCTATTGCATTGTCAGTAAAAGAACTAACAAGTACACGCATATTCTTGGACGACTCGTTTGTATACCAAATCTTCTCAGTAATTGGATTTAATGGTAGCCATACTTTATCTTGGTTTTCTTGCGAAGTAAATCGCAGGTCAGTCCAAAGTCCACTGTTGTAGCTGCTTTGCATTTTTAAAACAGACCACATTCTACGCTTGATTTTTTCTGTTCCATTATTCTCAATCCACATCAATTCATAATTACATTTAAGAATTAAATACTTTGGGAATTGATTAGCAGGTTCAGTACGAAGAATCATCCATTTTTCATAGATATTTTCATCATTCGGAATATCAATAAATAAGCCGATAAAATTATCATTATGATACTTTTTACGATAATCAGTTTCAAAATAGTAGAGTTCATCACCTTCTGAAAAATGTGTTTTCTGTGTTGGTTTAAACTGGATATAATAATCTACCTGGTCTTTATCCATTGACTGATATGACTTAACAATAAACTTTGCATCTATGCGTGTTTTAGTTGTATTCTCATATGTCATACCTTCAGCTAATCGTGGCTGATCATCATGATAAAAGTCGTAGATGTAACAGATTTTACTTTGGATATCATTATCCCAAGTCTGTTCCATCGCCCAATCAGATTCTTCCTTATAAATCTGACCAATCGTTTTAGCACCGTTGTTCTTGGCGTTTGCGACACGCCTAGCTGTTTGTAGACTCGGCATCGCTTACACCTCCCTCAAACATCTGCTTAATATATCCGTGAGAATCTAAAATTGCCCTGCGAAATTTTTTGTAGCTAAAATGATCACTCTTAAAGTTGTCCATAGCACCTTGTAAGGTTGCCATAAGAGTCACCATAAGTCCGTTATTATTAAATAAGGTTTTTGTACCACCTAATTTAAACATAACGTTTTCAAAGAAGACGAGAAATGCTTCATCATCTTCAAATATTTTCTCTTCAATTGTCTTGTCTTTGTAGAGCAATAGTTTATGAATGTCACCATGCATTGCACGAACTGCTTCATTGATTTGCTTGTCTGTGAAGTCACCATATATGTATTGCATATTAGGACTCCGTATTGATATAGGAATTGTACATATATCCGTAATCACGAATACGTTTATTCAATTCAGTTTTTATGGAATCCAGACGGTCAATCATATTTTTGTGATTGTCAAGTAGCTTCTTTTCTTCCTTGCCACCTATCATTACTGATGTGTGCATAATAGAATCAACCTGTGGCTGTAACCATTCAATCGTCATTCCAAGTACAAGAATTCCTACGACAAAATTCATATCAGCCGTTTCGTCTACTGAATTATTCAGCGTAAAATCCAACTGTTGAATTTCATCATCGAGTGTGAGAGAAGAGAATAGTCTACGCACCCTTGGATTAGAAATTACATTGTTTAATCGCTCTGTATATATTTCAAGCAAATCATTTTCGTCAAGAGAGAGTTCCTTCGGATCTGAAATTCGTCCTCTTGTTCGTGAAAAAATTGTTTCGTATGGAAGCGTCATTGTGAGCCTCCTTTACTATTCAAATAATTCAGACATCAGTGTAAAATTCGTCCCATAAAATGCATCAAGTGCTTTAATTTTCTTTACACTGTCAACACGTCCGTTTGCTATCAAAGTTGCTGCAATATTTTTAATTGATTCCTTTGCACCATCTGGAAGTGTTTCAATTGTCGCAATCATGGTATCTGCATCTGGGTTAATTAATAAATCTTCTAAGTCGCCAACTGAATACATAGTTGTATAAATTTTCTGAACCTGCGGAAATTCTGCAAGAAAATCTTCATCCTGAATGATAAAGAAAGGTTCTGTAATATGTCTCTTACCTGAACGAATAGCAGCTACAAGATCCTGATATTCCACCTCTGTCACATCGCCACGACCAGCCCATTCATAATTCACACCTGATTTAATTCCAATCATACCAAGACATCCAGAAACAATTGATTTACATTCAATGGCATCTGTTGCATTAAACTTTCTAACTTCCTTTTTAGCTGTAGATTCTTTTTCTTCTATATTCTCCGTCTTTGGAGTTGTTGTTTTCTTTGTATAAGCCATTTTATAATCCTTTCGTTCCATAAAAATAAGAGGCTGGATTATACCAACCTCTTATAACTTCTATTTTTATTTAGGCAATAGTCCAAACACCGAAGTATCTATCAAAGATACATGCGATACCCATTTCTCTCTGTACTTCGTATGTCATGAAGTCGTCAGCTCTATCAGCCTTTTCAGTAACCTCAACAATTTCTGTTTCTCCAACATCTACAAACTTGCAGAACTTATTGTCAACATTAGGAACAATAAGAAGAGTACCAGGCTTGATGAGTTTCTTTGTAACATCATTCTTAACAAATCTCTGTGGAATTTCAACAAGAGTAGTAGTCTCGTATGTGCCAAGTCTACCAAGTTTTGCCATATCCTCTTTCTGAGCATCTGTAGCCCAATCAACATCTGTAAATGCATTAAGCTTTTTAAGATCTGTCTTTAAACCGAATACTGTTACATCAACTCCACCATTAGCAGCAGAAACATCATCAAGTAACTGATCAAAAGATTCCTTATTAGAAGCAGTAATCTCCTTTGTTACATGGAATACTTCCTGTGCAGGAATTTTATCACCTACAGACATTACCTCTGTAAGCATATCATTCTGAACTTCTTCCTGCATAGCGATTGATACAGCGTCAACAAACTTAGACCAATCTTTGCGACCTGTAAGATATACGTCAATATCCATACCAACCTTGATTGCGTAGTTGGATGTCTTTACTGAGAAAGATTCACCCTCTGCAAGTTTCTGCATTGATAAGTCATGATGATCCCCAGATACTTTAGCAACAGTAAGAATTACATCCTTATCTGTCCAGAACTCATTTTTATCTCCCTGAGAAATATTCTTTGACTCAACAAACTGATTAAAGAATTCGTTTTCCTGTAAACCAGTTGTAACCTTAATATCAAGAGTATCCTCAAGAACCTCCATAAGTTCAAGACCGTTTCTTTTCATTGCTCTTTTAATATCTCTTTTTGAATATTTCTGTGTAGGATCTAATCCTAAAATGTCGAAACAAACACTGTTAATTTTTGCATTTACAGCATTCTTAGGAACTTCGTTTCCGTCCTCGTCATATACTGTTATACCATGTGTATAATCATAGAAAAGCTTTCTAAAGCCTTCAAAATCGTTCTCTGGTTTAGAGAATACTCTTTTTAAATTATCAGAAAATACTAACATATTATTTTAAACCTCCTTCCATAATTAAGCTTCAATGGTAAGTTTCTTAGCACTTACGCCTGTGATTGCCTTTCCTACTTCTGGTTTTCCATTGAATCCTTCAGTAGAAAGTTCAAAAGTGTCATATTTGTGCAAACCATAGCAACGCACTCTGTCGCCAGCTAGGTTGTAAAGGTTTGACTCTTTCTTCCATGTATTAGTCCAATCTTCAGCCCCAACAGGAACGGAATATACTAAAACTGCATCTCCAGGATCTGTAACGAGTACAAGATAATTACCATTGCTCATCTGCTGTACGATTTTTCCTGTAAAAGTAGTTACAGCAGCTTCCTTGTAAAGATCGAGACTCTTCCAATCTCCAATTGCGATTAAATTACCATTATCGGTATCTGTTGTAAGTTCAACAGAAAACATATGCTCGCCATAATTTGCTGCTAAAACATTGGAAGGATTAGCAGTTGCATGTTTGGCAATTTCATACTTAATTGACATATTTGCCATAATAGAATTCCTCCTTAAAATTTTTTGCATTAAAAAACTCGTTGCAAAAAAGCAACGAGCATATTGATTGTTAGTTGTGTTAAATTTTTAATTAAACTTTAAATTTCCATAGCGATTATTTTTCTTTTTTGTGCTATTCACATTCGTAAACATCTTAACTGAATTTGTGTTTTTCTTTGTACCAGTAGAAGAGAAGTTCGCATGTGCAGACATATAATCTGAATGCATAACCTTTACTTTTGTTTCAAAGTCTTCTACGGAATAATTATCCATAGTCTTTACTAATTCAGCGAAATCAGTATTTACATAATTTCCTTCTGAATCTTTCTCTGTAAGAACAGAATAGTTATCAGCATTGATAATAGCTTCTTTCTGTGCATGAAGTTCATTCTTTTCTGCTATCTCTTTAAACTCTTTGAGTGCAGCGTAGTTTGAACGCATAGATTCAAGTTCAGCCTTCTCACTTGCTGTTAAAAGTTCACGGAATAATTCAATACGTTCACCATCAAATGCAACATTGTCACCATCTTTCGTATAGTTCTGGCGGTAGATTTTATCAGTACACCAACCCTCATATATAAAATAAGAATCAAATACATTTGAGATATAGTAATAATCATTATCTGACTCTTCATATGGTGCTAACAGATTATAGAGTGCATATCTTGTATCTTCATGAGAAATCTCATATGTACGAACAATCTTTTCAAAAGTCTGACTTTCACCTTCATTCCCATCTGGATCTGAAACTCCTTCGCCATCACCGTCTCCATCATTGGAAGGCTCACCAGATTCTCCGTTACCTGAATTGTCTCCTTCTGAATTGTCATCATCGAACATCTCAGCGAATTTTGCTTCAAGTTCCTCATCTGACATTTCTGTATAGTCGAATGTTACATCTTCAGCAGTCTTACCATATTTGGCAAGTAACTCTTCAAATTTTGTCATTTTGTTATTTGTTCCTCCTTCCTTTGATTGTATTTGAACAGGAGTCTGTTCTTTATTGAAATTAAAAAGTGTCTTGTTAAGATTTTCTAAGAGTTCAATCATTTTTTCATCTTTGTCAAATTTTACTGAATTATTATTTACACTAAAATCCGCAATATCGACACGAGAACCTTCCATGCCTTCCTGAATTTCTGTACCGTCATCATGACTTCCTAATAAAGTCGAAGCATTTACATAAAAATCGTTTAATTCAAGATATTTCTCCTTGGCATTGTAAGAGAGTTCATCAATGAAAAGCTCGCAACTATTTTTTGAACCTTGTTTTGCACGAATAATGTCACAAGCTTTTGTGTATTCTTCACTTATATAAGCATAAGCACATACATAATCTTTATCTAAGTTATCATCATGTTCCCAAAATGCAGGTTCAGATGAAAAAGAACCAACTTGAGATTCAATATATCTCAGTTCTTCTTTACCTTTTTCGTCTTTAACAATTTCCATCTCATGACCTTCGAAATCCCAACTGCCATCGTCAAGCTGATGGATTGCAGCCAACACAGGTCTGTCAGCAATTGTATTCATTGCTTTCTCGGCAGCATCTTTTGATACATAACTTTTATTTCTGTTAAGTCCTGTATGAAAAATTCTAAATTTAAGACGCATCAT